GCCTCTCGCATGTAGGCGACGCCCTCGCCCTCGACCTTGATCACGCCGTCGCCAGCGGGCCGATCGTCCGCGAACGGATCGAAGTCGGCCGGGCCGAATGACCTGCTCCGCCTGGCCGGGTCGCGGTGCAGCTCGTACATCGCCGCCATCAGGCTGGCTGTCGGGCCCCAGCTGCCCCGGGCCATCTGCCGCAGTTGCCGCAGGCTCAGGCCGTCGGGGACCACGTGGGCCAGCCCGGCCAGCTCGTAGATCAACTCCCAGCAGCGCTGGGCGGTGGGTCGCTCGCCGGCGGACTGTCCGGCAGGGCCTCCAGGCTCGCCGCCGTCTGGGCCAGGAGCCGGTCGGCCATCGTTGCCGCCTGCGCCAGGGCCTGCCGCAGGAGCAGGCGCTGGCGGGATGGGAAAAAATCCGCTAACGCCTCCAGCAGCGCCAGGCTGCCGGCCTCCAGGGCGTCGCCGGTCATCGACCGGCCGAACTGCTCGTCGGTGATGCCCAGGCCGTCAGCCTGCTCCTTGCAGCAGGCGTACAGCACATCCACCAGCAGCACAGCGTCGGAGGCCAGCTTGTCCAGCATGGCCCCTTCCAGAACACCCAGCAGGTCCACGCCCGCCAGGGCCCGGACGCGCTTGATCGTGCCGACCAGGACCTCCAGCTGCCAGGTCCGGCCGGCGCAGTCGTTGAAGCTTCGCATCGCTACTCCTCGGGGTTAGCCCAGGATGATCGCCACTTCGAGCACGTCCGTGCCCGTGCCGGAGAGGTCCAGGGTCTTGGCGGAGCTGCCCACCGCGGGCGAGCCGCCGGCCGTCAGGGACTGCATCTCCGCGCCAGGTGCCAGGGCCACCGAGAACGCCGCTCCCAGCAGGCCGTAACCGTCGGAGGCGCCCTTGGCGATGGTGATGGGTCCGGTGTTGGTGGACTTGGCGCGGAACTTGAAGGCCTGGACCTTCAGGCCGGTGCCGACGACCGTCGCGCCGTTGGTGCCCACCAGGGCCGACAGGTCGATGCTGGCGGCGCCGGCGGTCAGGGCCGCCTCGAACTCGGCCACCTTGCTCGCGGCCGGGGTGGTCGCGGCACTGAGGGTGGTGGGCCCGGTGTTGTACTTGTCGTGGGTGACGGTCTTCTTGGCCGCCGTCGCCACGCCGGATACCCCGGTCTCCAGGACCTCCGCCACGGTCAGGTCTGACCGGTAGGTCACATTCACGCTCATGGTGCTCTCCTTGAAGTCAGGCTGCGGACGCAGCGCCTGCTAAACTTTGACCCACTCGCCGAACACGGCCAGCTTGGCCGTGACGTCCACCATCACCGCCTCCTTGAGCTGCTCGTTGCGCTCGAACTTGGTGATGGAGAAGCTGCCCTTGGGGCCCTCCGAGCCGCTGGCGTCCTTGGCGCCGGTCAGCAGGGCCAGCTCGATCTGGCCACCGGCCAGGAAGGCGTCCTTGATGGCCTCGAAGGCCAGGTCGCCGGGCTTCCACTGCATGTTGAAGTCGGCCGAGCAGGTCTTGAGCGTGGGGGCGGTGGCCTCCCAGCCGCCGTTGGCGCGGGTGGTCACGTCGGCCTCGCCGGCCTCCATCGCCACCTTGAGATCCTTGATGTTGGACATCTCGCTCAGCGACCCCAGCGACGCCTCGGCCACGCCGAAGTACGCCTTGGCGTTCATGCCCATCACGAACAGTACGGTTGACACGTGTAGTCTCCTTCACGCCTGCGCGGCGTTACCTAGCGGACGCTGTTGGCCCACATCGCGGACAGCTTGGACTGTTCTTTGGCGAACGCGGGCCCCATGAACGGCCTGGCGGCGTAGCGGGCCAGCACACGCCGGCCCTTGGCGTCCGTGCGACTGGCCGTGCCGCCGTACTCCAATAGCGGCGGCGCCTCGACCGTGCTGCCCAGCGGCGCCGGGCCGATGACCACCGACTGGGCCGACAGGTCGTAGCCGAAGAAGATCAGCCGCTTGAGCGTGCCGACATGGCTGCTGGGCGGCTGGCCGGGGTCGGACACCTTCTTGCGCTTGCGGATGCTGTGCCGGGCGGTGGTGCGCACGAACGCCCCGAACTTGCTCAGCACCTTCCGCGTGGCAGCGTCGACCCTCTCCAGCACAGCCTGCGAATCGAAGAACAGGGATTTGACGTTCAGGTGGATCACGCGATCACCCGGTAGGTCAGGGTCAGGACACTCGTGAACAGCCGCTTATCGGCCAGGTGCTCGGGCGCGTAGACCGGCTCATTGGCCGTGGACACCCACATCGCATGCTGCGCCGCCGACAGCGGCCGATTACGCAAGTACTCCGCAATCTGATCCACCAGGTCCAGCAGCGCCGCGACCTCAGCTTCAAGGTCGCTGCCCAGCTTCCTCTGGATGCCGATGTCGATCTGCACATCGAACTGGCTGGTTGCGCGGGTTGCCCCGTCAATCTGCACGGCCTTGGGCACGACCGTCACCTTCAGGTCCGCCATCTGCGTCAGGTCGTAGACCGGCAGGACGCTGCACACCGCCTGGACGGGCGGCTCGAACGTGCCCTGCGGCGCGGTATTGAGCTCCGCAGCGACAGCGGTCGCGATGTCCAGAACCAGGCTCAACGGCCCACCCCCAGCAGGCTCAAGGTCCCTTCCGGCGGGCCGGCGGGAGCGGGATCGGTGTACGTGACGACAAGACGGGGCCGGTTCTCGCCGCTGGAGAGGAAGATGAAGGGGGAATCGTGGTCGAAGTTGCCGTTGTCGGCGTAGTCGTGGTCGTCCTCGACAATCGCCAGGTCCACCGTCGCGGCATACTCAGCGGGCAGATCCACCTTGTACTCGGTGCCGCCCACTAGTGTCAGCAGCCCCCTGCTCGTTGCGCCACTGGTCAGGCAGCGGACGAAGTTGCCGCTGCTGCTCATTGGCCACAGCAAGCTCGTCTGCATCAGCCGTACCTTGCCCTCGATGCTGCCGGGTGTCTCCAGATTCGCGCGGAAGCTGACGCTCTGGATCGTCTTGCCCGCAAGCTCCGGCACGTCCATCGAGAAGCGGTAGGCGCAACGCTGAATCTCGCAGCCCTCTTCCTCGGAGGCGTATAGCGACTTCACATAGGCGGAAAAAATGTCGGTGGCGACAGGCGGGATGTTGCCCAGGCCACTGCGGTTCTGGCTGTACGTCTCGCCCAAGGCAAGATCGCCGTTCTTGAGGTAGCGGTACATGCCGCCTGCGACGGGGTAGAGGGTGATCTGGGACACGGGGGGTTCCTCCACAAGCTCCTGGCCAAACGCCTGCTCAACCTGTTGGGTGACGCCGATGGCGGGGTAGCCGCCCAGGACCATCGCCTGCTTGATGCGCTCTTCCATCGGCCAGGGCCACAGCGGGGCGGCATTGCTGAAGTTGGCGGACACGATGCCCAGATCGCCGGCGTCGACGTTGCCGTCACGGTTGAAGTCCCCCAGCTCATAGCTGCCCACGAACCGCAGCTTCCTGCCCCAATTGGCGGACAGCACGCCCAGATCGCCGACGTCCACGTTGCCGTCGCCGTTGGCGTCACCCTCGTAGGGCAGCTTCCATTGCGTTCGGGGCAGGGGCATCCGCGCCACGATGCCGGTCGGGTCCCATTCGGGGTCGATCCGGCAGCTTCCGCCGTAGTGCGTGAACCCCTTCGCGGACAGGCCGATTCCCCGATCCGCCTGCCGGTCGTTGCAGGCCAATAGCGCCGCCGGGCTGCCGCCCGTAACGCTCGAATGACAGCCGCGAAGGGTAAGCCCGTTGAGGCGCGAAGCGAAGAAGCCGCCGGTGAACCTCGCCCGCTGGCTCCCAAGCACATAAGCCAGGCATCCCATCCAGCGGGTGCCCGTAAAGGTGTTCAGGTACTGCGGGTATAGTCCGGCCTCGGCGAAGATGCCGTAGGCCGACTCGACGGCAAAGTTGTCGAAGTGCGGGCCGCGCTGGGTGCCGTCGTAGTTGAGCAGGTCGTACTCCTTGGGCATCTTGCCCGTGGAGGTGTCCCAGGTCCCCACGCAGTTGATGAACCAGGTGTTATAGGCGTTGTAGTTCCCCTCGAACGTATGCTTGGGGCCGACGCTCTGGCAGGCCTCCCAGCGGCCCCAGCACCGGACGTAGCGGGTCTGGTTGCAGTCCTGGGAGTTGGAGAATATCTTCCGCGCCCGGCCCCACCCGGCGCACTCCTCGAGCACCGTGCACTGGCTCCAGTGGGTGCCGAAGATGACGTTGTTGCCCTCGGCCGCGTCCCAGGCGCAGATCCGCCGCAGCTTGCAGCCGTAGCTGTGCCGCGTCTCGACCACGGCCTCGTCGGAGTTGCAGGCGTCCACGCCCTCCACGGTGACACGGACGCACTGCTCCAGCCGGATGGGCTGGTACTTGCCCTGGCCGTCGATCAGGGCGCCGCCATCGTGCTCAGCCCGGACAACCATGTTCTGCTTGGCGACCAGGTAGATCATCGAGGCCGCCCCGGTGTAGGTGCCGTCGGCGAGCTGGACCGTCCCGCCCGAGCCGCACAGCGCAACCGCGCTGACGACAGTAGCGGGCGAGTCGACAGTCTTCCCAGAGCCGGTCCCGCCCGGCGCGGCGTAGTACGTCGTCGCCAGCGCAGACACGGCCAGAACGCACACCAACAGCACGGCGCTCATGAATCGAAGCATGGGGATCACTCCAGGTAATAGGTCAGGCATCCGCCGACGGCCGCGTCGGCGGAGAGGTTCAGGACCAGGGCCTGCCCCGCGTCCGTGCGGAACAGATACCCATCGGGCCGGGCGTCGCGCCCGAACCCGCCGCCGGCCGCGAAGGCCATCGGGCCGGTGATCGCCGTGGAACCGCTCTTGAACACCAGCGTCACCGCCGCCCCGCAGACCACCAGGGCGCCGGTCACGACGATCCGCTTGCCGGCCACGGCGGCGATGACGGTCTTGTCGCCGGAGGTCGAGTAGTTGATCACCGCCGGCAGGGTCGCGGGCGCCGGATCGGGCTCAGCCGTGCGCACCAGAAGTGCACCGGCCTCGTCGATGTCCACATCAGCGGATTGGAGCCACTTTCGGGTCACATCAGCCTCCGATGATCAGCTTCCACAGCGCACTGACCGCCAGGGTGGTCGTCCCGCCGGCGATCAGCCACAGCAGCCGGCTACGCACCGCCTCGGCCGACTCCAGCCGGTCCAGACGCAGCTGGATGCCTGGCTTGCCGTTGCCCCGGAGGGCCTCATCCAGCCGGTCGAGCTTCGTGTGGATGGACGAGAACTGGCCCTTGCACACCCGGTCATACGTGCCTTCGCCAAGGCTACGGCACACAGGCTGGTCGCTATCGCTGCACATCAGCTGGTCACCTCGTCCACCTGCTTGGTGTGAATCCTCAGCATCCGTCCGTGCGGATCGGCCGGGCGGTAGTGTTCGCCGCCGGGCAGGGCCAGCACCTCGAAGACCAGCACCTTGCTGGGCCCCGTTACCAAGATCCGATCTCCCGGTTGCGGGGTCGTCTCCTGGCCATCCAGCACCAGCGCGTCGGCCGAGACGATGAAGTCCGTCGTGCGGGCCTGGACGGTGGCGCCGAAGTCGTCGCTGGTCTCGTAGCCGCTGCTACCCAGCGCGGCCGCCAGCTGGACGGACTCGCTGCCCCGCTGGTACGCGACCGTCCGGGACAGGTGCGAGGTCCGCACGCCGTCCAGCCAGTCGACCGCCTGTTGGAGCAGATCCGCCACGCTCAAACCTCCTACGCGATGGGTACCGCCAGGACGAACACGTCCGCCACGCCGGCGGCCGAGAAGTTGGCCTTGATGGCTCCGGCCGCGGCGATCTCGTCCTTGGCCGCCACGATGGAACCGAAGCGCACGATGGCGTTGTCACTGGTGCCCTTGGCCACGGCGGCGGTGATGTCGTCCGTCCCGGCCGTGCCGGCATGGAGCTTCACGTTGGCGGCCTGGGTGTCGCGCGCGACCAGCCAGGCGTCCACGATCAGCATCTTCACAGGCGCCGACGCCAGGACGACGATGTCGCCGGAGCCGGTGGCCGTGCAGGTCTTGCGGATCAGGATGGGCGCTCCGGATGCACCATCAGCGACGGTGGCCAGGCTGATCGCGCCGAGCTTGCCCGCCTCGAAGCTGTCGCCGTCGCCGATCAGCACGTTGCCGGCCGTAGCGGTGGCAACGCCCACGTCCGACAGGTCGGCCAGGCCCAACTGGTCGGCCACGACCTCCTGCAGACTCCGCAGGTGCACGCGGACCGTCGCGTCGGCCGCCAGAGCCGCCTTGACCGCCACGCCCATGTACACATCCGTGGTGGTCTTGGTGGCACGGTTGGTCGAGTCGTTCCAGTACACCGCGTCGCCCAGGCTGACGACCAGCTCGGCCGTCTTGAGCACGTCGAACACGCCCGTGGCCGCCAGGCTACCCAATGCGTTCTGCGCGATGGGCACCTTGGCCACGAAACACACCTTGCCCAGCACGACCACCTGCCCGGCCGCGATGGCGCTGCCGGCGGTGTGGTCGATGCTCAGCCCGTCCTGAACGAAGGTTGCTTCCAGAGTCATGAGAGGTTCTCCCGGCGGGATGGTCCCGCTGCTGTCTGCCGTTACACTTCGCCCTTGGAGCGGATCCCTGCCCGGGTGTCCTGAAGCGCGCACCCGAAATCGTGGTAGCCGCGCATCTGGACGCCCAGGACGTTGAAGTCCGCCTCGGCGGTCTCGATGGTCGGGCTCTCCTGGCCGTTGAGGAACGCCACCTCGATCACCGGCAGGTCCTCGGGGTCGGCCAGCAGATACCAGGCCTTTGAGCTGTAACCCGTCAGGGTCGCGTTGCTCAGGTAGGACGAGTGGACCACCGAGAACTTCCCGGCATGCGGGTTGTTGGTCACGTACTTGGTGCTGGCGGTGGTGTCGCGCAGCTCCGTGGCGTTCATCAGCTGTGTGCCCCTAACCAGCAGGGCCGGGGGCACCAGCAGCACCTTGGACACCACGCCCAGGGGGCTGCCCTCGGCGTCCTTCTGCTCCAGGAACAGCAGCTCCGCGTCCGTCAAGCCGTCGATGGACAGCACCGTGTCCGTTCCGGCCTTGTAGTTGGCCCGGCCAGTGGTGAAAAACGCCGAATTGGCCAGGAACGCGGTCCAGAAGATCTTGTTGAGCTTCAGCGCGCCGCCCCGGCCGATCTTGCGGGGCAGGACCGTCAGGGCGCCCAGGTCGTCGTTGATCAGGTCCGTGCGGGTGATGGAGAACATCCGCCCGTAGGTCTTGGCCTGGTTGGTGAAGGTTTCCTCGTCCACCTGGCCGTGCTTGAGCTCGCCGGTGGGCCCGACCTCCTCGTACTCGAAGGCGCCCGTCAGCCGGTAGCTGGTGACGGCCTTGAAGTCGCGGACACTGCGGGTGGCGGCGATCCGCTTCCAGGCGTCCTCGACGCTCTCGAATCCGGCCAGCAGGAACTTGTTAGCCACGTTGGACAGGATGCCCGGCAGGCTGAACGTGCTGAAGGCCGCCTGGAGGGCGCCTTCCATGTCGGAGCGGAAGGACCGGCCCGCATAGCCGTTGGCCCAGGCCGCCTCGAGGATCAGCTCCTGCAGGCCGATGCCATTGCGGTATCGCCGGCCAGCGGCCTCGAGAACCTTCTCGTCGTAGCGGGCCTGCTCGTGCTTGAGCCCACCGGACAGGCACACCGCCGCGGCCAGCACGTCCGAATCGACGCTGCTGTCGCGGGCGTGCACCGCCGGGGCCTTGGGCCGCTCGGCGCGCAGGACTTCCAGTTCGGTGCGGCTAGCGTCCCAGCCCTCGGAGATCGCCTTGGCGGCGATCTCGCCGTGGCGGGCGCCGCAGACGCGGTTGACGGCGTCGATCCGCTGGCGCTCGGCCAGGGCCTGGGCCCGAACGTCGGGCGCGGTCGGCTCGTTGGCGGGGACCTCCACCGGAGTCGCGGCCGCCGCCTGCACCTGCTCGGTGTTCACTTGTGAATCGCTCATGGAATCCGTCTCCTTGACCGACGCGGCCACGCTCGCTGAGCTGTGGGCGTCGGCGCCTAAGTCCACAAAACTGATCTCCCCCAGAACCGCCTTGCGGACGATGTTGAGGGGGCCTTTGTGCTCGGTGCCGTTGACCAGGGCCGTCTGGTCTTCCCGGACGAACTCGAACTGTTCCACCGAGGCGCCGATACTGGCCTGCCAGGGGAAGCCGTTGCGGGCTGAGGCCACGATCTCCTTGGCGGCCGCCGTGTCCCGCGACACCACCCCCGAGGCCACCAGCTTGCCATCCTGGACGCTGATCGCATCGGTGTGCCCGACCCCGCTGGACATGTCGTGCCCGAAACGGATGGGTCGGGACTGTGACGGGATCTCCAGGCCGGCCAGGTCCACGACCACCGGGTGCCGCCAGCCGGCGATGCGCATCAGGCCGCCCGTGTAGGCGACCATGTTGAACCGGGGCAGGACGGGCTTGCCGTCACCGGTGTCGGCGGCGGCGATAACGTCCATCTGGGCCGTCAGCTGAAGGCTCTCAGGCGGCTTGGGATCGGGTAGGTTCGTCGTCATCGTCCTTTTCTTCCTTGGCCAGAGCGGGCGCCGACTGCTCGACGCTCAGCCCCAGTTCATTGCACAGCTGCACTTCCTTGGCTCGCTGGCGCAGCTCGACCTCCCAGTCCTTGCCCTGGCGGGCGTACTCGGTGGCGAGCGTGGTGGTGTGACTGAGCAGGCGCTGGGCCTGGGCGTTGGCTTCCTTTTGCGGGTCCACGTGCTCATGGCCATCCCAGAACCACTGGTGGGAGAAGGTGTCGAGCTGGTCGAGGGCGAACACCTTCTCGGCCTCGGCCAGCCAGGCGCTCAGGATGCGGTCCAGGACGCGGGCCTCGATGTCGGCCTGCTCGACTCGGATGTTCTTGTAGTAGGTCTGGTGGTCCAGGCGACCGGAGGCGTAGTTGTAGCCTGAGCTGTTGCAGGCGGCGATGTTGTAGGGCATGTTCAGGCAGCGGGCGATCTCGTTGAGGATCTCGCGCTTGAACATGTCGTAGGTGGTGGCCGGCTGCTCGGCCTTGACCTGACTGGGCTCCCAGCCCTCGGGCGTGAAGACCGCCATGTTGGGCGAGAACTCCATCTCGGTCATCGGCTCGACCTCGGCCGCCTCGCCGCCGGCCGGGGCGTTGGTCTTCATCAACACCGCGATGTTGGCGGCGCTCTCAGCGGCGGCGATCACCGCCAGGGTGTAGCGGCGAAGCTGCGCGAACAGCGGCAGCGCAGGGAGAATATCGGGCAGGCCCCGGGACTGGCCGGGCCGGTCGCAGCGGAACCAGTGGATCATGTCCTTGGCCGGAACCTTGTCGTATCCGCCGACGGCGGACGCCGAGCCGTCGCCAGGATGCGCCTTGAGGACGTGGTATTCCCTGGGATTGCCGAATTCGTCGAAGACGATCCCGTCCACCGCGCCGGCCTTCGCCAGCGACAGGTCGGGGGTGGTCACCTGGTCCGCCTCGACCAGGCGAATATCCAGCTTGACCGGGCTGTCCAGGCTGCCGTTGTTGAACAGCAGGGCGAAGGTCTCGCCGTCCTGGGCCCGCGCCATCCGCATGGTGCGGAGCTTGCCGGGCAGATCGATAGCCTTGGCCCAGGCCGCGAACTCCCGCTCGACGGTCTGGTTGACCTCGTCGGCGTCGGTGAGCATCTGGAGTCGCGGCCCCGTGCCGACCACGTCGTTGGCCAGCGTCAGGACGATGCCTCGACCGTAGGAGTTGTTGGCGACCTCGTACCGGGCGCGGTTGCGGAGGGTGCGGCGGGCCTCGGGGTTGGCGGCCGCGTCGGCCGAGAGGTGGTCGGCGCTGGCCCAGTGCTTGCGGTTGTCGGGCGTGGTCTGGGCGGCGTCGAAGCGGGCCCGGACCAGCAGCACCTGCTGGCCGGCTTGCACCTTCCTGCGCTTGGTCCAGGGCCACAGTCCCATGCCTACACCGTCCCGGGCGGCACGATCTTGACCCGCGTGAACGCCTTGGCGGGGTTGATCGCCGCCGCCCTCTTGGCGGCCAGATACTTGTCCGCGGCGATCTGATCGGCCAGCGAGTGCTGCTGGGTGCTCACGCCGTCCACACTGGCCTGCCTGGGGCCTTGGGCGTTCTGCTGGATCGTGTCTTTCAGATCATCCGCCATGTCTAACGCTCCTGATCGCGGGAGTCGGAATCGAACCGACCCGGGCTGGCCGTATGCACCAGCATGCCCACCAGGGCTTGTCCCGCTGTCCGACAACCGGCCGCGCGGGCCAACGAAAAAGGCCTCGCGGAGTCGTGGCTCCACGAAGCCCTGGTTCTATGGCATCGCGCCGGGGATCGGCCGGCGCGTCGCGCGTCCTGGTTGTCTGATAGTATTATCCTTCCCCCACGGGCTTCCTCAAAGCATTACATGCCCTTCGCAAGGGCCTTTCCGGGGGCCGTTATCCATATATGGAAAGAATCCGCTTCAGGGCTTGGCGACGGCCCGCTCGCACGTGGTCATCCGCTGTCCGCAGTGCCGGCAACGTCGATACCGGATGATCATGCGGTTGACCTTCCGCGTATGGTCGACCATGAAGTGGCGGCACCCGCACTTGCGGCATTCCAGGCCCTGCGTGCCATCCGCCGGAGACCAACTCTTCCGCGTGCCGACAGGTTCGGTCATGCATCCTTCCTTCGCAGGTCTTCCTGGGTGTATCGCTTCCGCTGCCGAACCGGGGCGGCCTCGCCGGCGGCCTTGATGCCGACCATGCTGGCCGCGGCGGCGCAGCCGACCAGGCAGTCGAACCAGTGGTTGTCCGGGCGGGTCGGCCACGGTGACCACTCGCGGACCACGCCGCCGGGGCCGATGACCTCCACCCACTTCTCCGAGCGGGCCACATGCTCGGCGATCAGTTCATGCTGGCGCACGTCGTTCCCGTCTTTGCCGAACAGGCTGATGCAGCCCCGGTCGCCAGCGGCGGTCGCCAGCCCTTCATGCACGAACCGCTTCCAGTAGTTCACGTCCACCAGCACATGCTGGAACTGGCCGGTCTTGCGGACGTTGGGGATGTACCAGTAATGCCCGATGGTCTCGCCGGGCCTGCGGGCGTACTCGGCGATGGGCTTGCGGCTGGCGCGGATGCCGATGCCCTTGGCCAGCATCATGGCCGAGCCGCCCGCCTTCTGCTTCACCGAGGCGACGATGCCGGGCTTGTAGCCCATGTCCACCAGGAGACGGTCGATCCGCATGAGGCTTCCACCCCGGCTCCAGTCGCGGTTCAGGTACGCCGATACGAGCTGCTCCAGCCCGGTATGGATGGACCCGTCGACGCCCGCGCCGGGGAAGGCGCGTCCGAGCGTCCTGGTGGTGTCGGCCAAGGTAAACGCCAAGCGCCGCTGGTCGGGGAACGTGCCGTAGTCGACGATGTAGCCGGTGAACGTCTCCTCCCAGGCGCAGACCGCGTAGAACAACAGCTTGTCGTGCACGTCGATGAACATGGTCAGCTTCGTGCAGGCCGGGGGCACTTCGCCGCGCTTGTAGCCGCTGGTCTTCTCCATCACCTGGTCAGCCGTGAGGACCTGATCGGAAGTCTGCTGGAGTGAAGGCTCGTTCTGGTACTCGGCCGCGAAGGCCTCCGGCCCGACCTTTTTTCGTAGGTTCATCGCGTGCTGGATCGCGCTGATCTCGCCGCCCTTGCCGTCGTAACGCGCCTCCCATGCGACCGCGGCCCCGGCGTCCATCGCCGCCTGGTTCGGGCGGTAGAACTCGGTGGCCGCCGCCTTGCCCCCGCTACGCCGAATCTCGAAGTACTCCTCCCACAGCTTCTCGTCGGCCGGGAAGCTATACACCAGGCGGGTGCATTCGCTGTCCCACTCGGGGTACTGCTCGGCGTCCAGGACCGTGTCGGCCAGGTCGCCCTCGTACATCTTCGTGCAGGTCATCAGCGCCGAGATCTGCTCGCCCGGGCCCGCCATGCCCAGTACGTCGCCGTTGAGCAGCTCCAGGCGCTTGTGGGTCTGGTCCACTGACCGGGCCGAATCGCGGGTCTGCGGATCGTCCAGCAGCACCAGCGACGGGCGGATGATCGAGCCGTCCACGCGGGTGTGCTGCTGGCCGCGCATGTTCGCGTCCAGGCTGGTGGTGGTGATGATCGACCCGCAGGACGGGCTGATCTCGAAGCCGTCCTGCCGCAGCGCCGCCGGCAGGTCCTCTCCCGAAAAACCCTCGATGGTCGGGAAGACCAACTTGTTCTGGCCCCAGTGGACGTGCGTCAGCCGCCCCCGGCAGTGCTGCTGAAGCTGGCGCTTGGAGGAGTTCTCCAGCGCCCGCAGCGGATGGACCGCCTCCGGGAAGTCGGCCAGCAGCAGCGGGTTCTCCAGGGCGTGCTTCTTGATGGGCAGCAGCAGTTCCTTCGCGCGATCGTCGGCCGCGCCGATCAGGCACACGAACGGCCGGTAGCCGTAGAGGATCGCCCACAGCGCGGCGCACCGGGCCAAAGTGGTCTTGCCTGAGCCGCGGGGCATGGCAAAGGCGAACAGCCCGCCCTCGCGGACGGCCTTCTCGATCTTGGCGATCACGCGAAGATGGTCGTCGGACCAAGTCCGGTGAAACGCCGCCGGGAAGTACGTCTCGCAGAACAGCCGGAAGGACGCACCGCAGGCCTTGCGGCGCGGGTAGTCCTCGATCTGGGGGATGGGCGCGACGTCCTGGCTGGACTTCGTGGCGGCGCGATTCCTCTGGGCCTGCCGACGACGGGCCTCGGCGTAGTCGATCCTCGCCGGCCGGGGGCGCTCGGCCTCCAAGGCCAGCCAGGCGACGTACTTGACCAGGTGGATGGTCCGCCCGTCGCCGATCCGCAGGCCCGCCTGGTTCATCTGCCGATGCAGGCGCGGGGCCGACAGCACGGTCCCCAGCGGCGTGGAGTTCACCAGCCGCACCAGCTCGGTCGCCGAGAGCTGTTTCACGTCACGCGCCATGATCACCGGCCCCTTCGGCATCCCGCCCCAGCCGCCCGTTGAGCCAGGCGGCGTAGTGCACCAGGTTGATCCGCCCGTCGGACGTCGCCGGCGCGCCTGCCGCAACGTGCCGGCGGACCGTCTCCTCCGGCACGCCCAGCATCCGCGCGAGCTGGGCGACGCTCAGTGCCGCGGGGTTCACCGCCCCAGGTCCGCCGGGGG